AGCCGGTTCTTTGCTATCGCAAGGACATCAAACTTTTTCTCTGCGGCACGATGCGAGCAAAGGACGCCAATGTGCGTCAGGCGTTGCTCGATCTCGTCGGGCCACAGGGAACCAAGGCCAAGCCGGGCCAGACTTACGGCATCAAATCCCATAGTTGGGCGGCACTGGCAGTGGCCGTTTTCGCTGCCGCAAACACGAAAAAATGAAAATACTAAAAGGCAAACAAACACGACCACAGCGCGTGGTCATTTACGGAGTGGAAAGCGTTGGCAAAACAACATTTGCCGCGCAATTCCCGACTCCATTGTTCCTCGACATCGAGGGAGGCACGGCACACCTGGACACCGATCGCTGCGAGATCAACAGCTGGGCGGAACTCAACGGCGCACTCAAGGAGGTCGCAGCCAGCGACTACCAGACGGTCATCATTGACTCGGCGGATTGGGCAGAGCGCCTATGCGTCGAAGACCTACTGGCCAGCACCAAGAAGGCCAGCATTGAGGATTATGGCTACGGCAAAGGCTGGGTGATGGTGGCGGAACGGATGAGCCGGATGCTGACGGCCTTGGATTCGCTAATCGCGAATGGCAAACATGTCGTCCTACTCGCACACAGCAAGGTTCAGCGCGTGGAGCCGCCGGACTTGATGGCGGCCTACGACCGCTACGAGCTGAAGATGAGCAAGCAGTCATCGCCGCTCGTGAAGGAATGGGCGGACGAACTCTGGTTCTTCCGGTTCAAGACCAAAGTCGTTGAGTCTGAGAACGGCAAGGCCAAAGGCACCGGCGGCAAGCAGCGGATAATCCTGACAACGCACTCGGCGGCCTACGATGCGAAGACACGCAGCGGATTGGCTGAAGAGTTGCCGATGGAGTGGGATTCGGTGGCGCATTTATTCGCTACAAACGCAACGCCAAAAGTGAAAGTCGAACCGGCGGTGGTCGTGGTCGGTGCAGAGCATGTGCGGGCCTTTGAGATGCTCGAGGCCAACGAGGAAGCAGTCAACGCCTTCCTGATCTCCAACAAATCTATCAAGCCAGGGCAAACTTGGCGCGATGTCTCGGAGAAGATCCGCGCAAACATCGTGGCTCGGCCCGAGGCGCTAATTGCCAAGGCTAACGAATTCAAGGAGGCAGCATGAGTAAAGAACTCACCCCCTCCATGGCACCAAAACTCGCGGAATGTGCCGTATTCGTTGGTTCATCCGGTGCCAGCGAGGCGGCCCAGCGCGGGACGGCCATTGACTATGCAATCCGCATGGCAATGGACGGAAACCCTATTCCGCTTTCGCAGCTTAACCGCGAGGACTGCGATGCGGCGACGTGGGGCATTGAGACGCTGAACCGCCTGTCCGGCGGCGAGCATATTGAGACCCGCGAGGAATATCTCGCAATGGCCGTGCCGGGACTCTCGAAGCTCGGCACCGCAGACGCGCTCTGTAAGCGCGGACGCTGGGTGGCAGATGTAAAAAGCGGCCAAGTCAGACCTTACCGCAAGCAGGTCGCGGCCTATGCGCTCGCCTGTATGGAAGATCACTTTGCCGAATCGTGGACCGCGCATGTGATCTACATAGATCAGCGGCTCGTGCGGTCCTACGACTTCACACGCGCCGAGGCTGAGGCCACGACGCAGCGGTGGATCGCCGAGGCCACGAGCGAGGACGCCAAGCCGACGCCGTGCGAATACTGCGGCTGGTGCGCCAATTTCAACTCATGTGGGGCCATAGTGCGCCAAGCCGAAAGCGCTCTGGAGCTTGTCACTTCCTACGGCCGCACGGTTGACGAGATCCGCGCGGAGATCGTCGCCGACCCGATTAAGATGAGCGTCTTTGCCGCAAATTGGAAGACCGCAGAGAAGCACATCGCTGAGCCTGTTCTTGATGCACTCAGAGCGCGCCTTGAGGCCAAGGAAGAGATTCCCGGCTGGAAGCTCACCAACCCAAAGGAAAAGGAATACATCGAAGCCAATACAGCCGTCGAAACGGCATCGAAGCTTGATGCCGGTCGGGCATTCCTAATCGGCGGCGGGAAGATGAGTGCTGAGAAGTTTCTTGAACTCGCTGAAGAACTGCAAATCGAAAACCCCTACCAGTTTGTGAAGACAGCACCCGGCACAAAGCAAATGCGCCAAGTCACCAACAAAACCAAATAATTTCCTCGCCTGCTGGTGAATACCGGCGGCAGGGGCAAAGCGGGGCCGCGCATCGCAAAAAACGCGGACCAAACTACTAACCAACTACTAAAACATGCCTACATATACACAAACGGAACCCCGCGAGACCTATTTCGTCGAGCCGGGAAAATACGAAGTCGAGATCACAAAGAGCGTCGAGACGACATCACAGGTAAAACCTGATGGCACAGGCGGAAACCCGATGATCAAACTGACCTGCCGCGTCAAGCTCCCCGACGGGACAAACGGACCGGAACTCAGGGACAACTTAGTTTTTACAGCTAAAGCATTATGGAAAATTGACCAAGTGCGTATGGCACTTGGGCAAGCCATCGTTCCTGGCGAAGAGGTCACGATCGAAGCCGAAGACCTCTTGGGAGCGTCCGCATGGGTCGTTTTAGGCGAAGAACCCGGCAGCAAGAACCCCGACGCGCGTTTCAACACGATCGAACGCTGGCTTGAGCCAAAGGAGGCCGCCAAGCCGGTCGCCAAACCTGCCGCAAAGCCAGCCGCTAAACCCGCACCGAAACAACTCGACGCAGACGGAGACGAGATTCCGTTTTAACTCAAACAATAGAAAGGCAAAACAATGAAAACGATAAAAGTAAAATGGACTGGCATTCGCCCGCTGATTTTAAGCAACCCACAAACGGTTCAACTTAGCAATCGCTACGCAACTGAATCCCGCAGGCGGAGGCTGATGCGGAGCGCGTCCGCAAATATATCCAGACACACCATGCAAAACCGAAACGGAAATGAGTGAGGGAATACGCACCAGAAACAATATGGGACATGTGCCTATCGAAGAAGGCATACCCCAGCGAGCGCACGGTCGCACTCAAGCTCGCCGAGGTGCGGCTCGCCCGCCGCAACCGCAAGAAGAGCCTACGCCGCTACGCCTGCCCGATATGTCACAAGTTTCACCTGACGAGCAAATAGACAACGAGCTGATGTATACCCGCCGGCTGCTCTGCGCGATGATCCGCCAAGCCGTGTTCGACGCGAAGAATGACCGCGACTACCTGCGGAATAACCTCAAAAACAACCGCGAACGCTACCAACGAACAGCGATTGCATTTTTGAACTCTGCATTTTACCGCGACCTTTGTAAGGCGCTCGGTGACTGCTCAGGCATCGGCCTCCCTGCGGACAAAATGCGTTTGGAGGCGTTGAAATAACATGGCTGGAGAATGGATCAAGGTGGAGAACCACCTACACGAAAAGATCGAGGTGTCGGCTATCGCTGAACAGACCGGATTAGACCCGGATACGGTGGTCGGGAAGCTCGTGAAGGTGTGGGCTTGGGCGTCACGAAACTGTCACGCTGACGGCGTGACAAGTGTCACGGCTCTCCGTGTCATCCGCGAAATCACGCGCTGCGAGCAGTTCGACGAAGCACTCGCAAACTGCGGATGGATTCGCATCAAAGGCGAGAAAATCGAGTTCACAAACTTCGACCGCCACAACAGCCAAACCGCTAAAGAGCGTGGACTTGCAACACAAAGAAAGTGGAAGCAACGCGCCAAAGAAGCTGTCACGAAAATGTCACGCCCGCAGCGTGACCAAAACGGGACTAGAGAAGAGAAGATAATAGGGGGTTCAAAGAACCCCCAACCAGAACCGCAACGCTGCCTGTAATCGACTATGCCAACCTACACACCCCAAAAGGCCGAAATCATCCAAATGCCGCCAGCGGTCCCACGGAACGACACAGCGGAAAAAGTGGCGCTATCTTGCATCGTGCAGCATCTCTCGACGCTCGACCTGGCCACATGGCCGGACGACCTGTTTTTTAATCCCGCGAACAAGCTCATCCTGGCATCGGCCAAAGCCTGCCACGAATCCGGCGCGCCTTCGGACGCCCTGAGCATCATCAGCCACATGGAGACCTGCGGCACACTCGACGCGGCCGGTGGACACCAAGCGATCGTGGACATTCTCGCAGCCTACCCGACCAAAGACCCGGTGACGGCGCTCTGGTATCGGGAACAACTGCTGACCGCGGCCCGCTACCGGCAGGCCCAACAAGCGGCCTCGGAGGCTGCCATTTCGTTTCGAACGATGGAAGGCGACATCGCAGCCGTCTCCGGGCGTCTCGCTGAAATCTCCGCGCTTGTGGACCGCCCGCGCAAGACGCTGGCCGAAACGATGGACGAATGGCTGGCCGAGATCGAGCGCACGGAGCCGCCCGAGGCATTCTCGACCCGCCTGCCTTCACTGGATGCACTGACCGGCGGTGGACCGAAGCGCGGCGAACTTTTCGTTATAGCGGCCGAGACATCTGGAGGCAAATCGATCATCCTGCAACAGGTGGCACTCGACGCGGCGGAAAAGCTCAAGCATGTGCTCCTATTCAGCCTGGAGATGCCGGCCAAGCAGGTCTTTGGCCGAATGCTCTCAAACTTCACCGGCCACCGCGTCAAGACCGCTGCCGAAGGCATGATCCAGCAAGACATGGCGCGAATGCACCAGGCGCTTGCGGCGTTTAAGCGAACTAATCTCCGCATCGAATCGGACTTTGCCGACTGGGAATCCATCGAAGCCTCTGCCCGCGAGGCACACGGCAAAGGCCAACTCGACCTTCTCATCGTCGATTACATCCAGCTCGTGGCTCTCCGCACCCTCGGCAAGAACGAGACACGCGAGCAGCATGTCTCGGAGATCACCCGCAGGCTGAAGGGGCTGGCGCTGCAACTCGACATTGCCGTCGGCACAGCGTCCCAACTCAACGACGAAGGCCGACTCCGCGAATCGCGCGCCATTTCCCACCATGCCGATCATGTGTGGATCATCGCCAAAGGCGACGAAGGCAAGGTGCTGCGCATAGACAAGAACCGAAACGGCGAACGCGACAAGGCCGTGCCGGTCGTGATGCACGGACACATTGCCAGATTTGAGGAGGCAACATGACATCCGTCCCTCCATTCATCGCGTGGAAAATGTGCTGGTCCAAGCGCCGGTTCAAAACATTCAAATCCGCCAAGAGCAATCTCAAATTCCTGATGACCGCCCGACGAAACAAAAACCGCAAGCTCCGCGTCTATTTTTGCCCGGTCTGCAACAATTACCACCTAACCAGCCAATTTGACGAATGAAACCCTGCCCGAAATGCCACGCGACCAGCCGCGTATTCGATAGCCGCCAGACCTATGACCACACATACCGCCGCCGGTCATGCAACAAGTGCCCGCACACATGGACGACCTACGAGATACACGGTGACGAATTCGACAAGATTTCCAAATACAACAACCTCAAAACCATAATCAGCGAACACCTAACATGATCTCAGCCTCACCCGCAGAAGCCACCCGCCTGTTTGAAAAGAACGGCGGCGTTTATTGGCCCGACATCGCCGACGAAATCGATTCGCCGGAGGAAATATTGGCCGACTCGCTGGGCATCAGCGTGAAGGCCGCGCGCCTTGTCCTGCTTCATGTAGAAAATGAAGTGCGCAAAAATCAGGCGCTCATCCTCGGCAAAGTCATCGGCCTCCTACTCAAAGCGAGCAACCTGCCGGCGATGGCGCACGCGCTGGCATTTGCATCCGGTCTCGACCAACTCAACGGCGCACGCTCCCAGGCTGAAGTAGCCCGCGAGCTGGGCGTGACGCGTGCGCTTCTTTCGCACTACACGCTCGGCGTGCGTGATGTCCTGAGCGGGAAGGACACATCCTTCGAGTGCACGAAATTCCGCAAATCCCAAGCCAGTCGCGAGACATTCCGCGCCAAGGCGACCGACCCATTTACTGCCGCGAAAGCGGCGGCAATCGCAAAAAGAAAAAACCAAACCACGACAAACATATGCAACTCATAGATACAACCATGTTTACACTGGCATCGCTCAACCTGCCAGAAAACCTCACACCCACCGAATGGACCGCGATCCACCGCGACATCCTCGTTTGCAAGAAGGCCGCAACCAAGTGGCTCACCCAGTCCCGCGACTACTCGACCGCACGCTGGGGCGTGGAGTTTACCGCAGACACCGAGACGCAACTCGAACTCGACCTCGGCCTTGCCCTACCGGAACCAAAGCCCGCCCTAAACCCTGCCGACAAGACCAAGGCTATTGTAACCATCGAAGGCTTGTCGCAGTCGTTCATCCTCTGGCAGCGCAAGATGAGCGATGAGATACCGCAATGGGACAAGGACCGCCTCAACCGCGCCCTCGAACTCCTCGAGCCAATGGAGCGCGAAGCCAAGCGCGTGCGGGAGCTACTCAACAAATGAGCGCCGAAAAGCACAGCGCCATGCTCGGCCAGATCGCGTGTCTGGTTGAGGAGTTTGTCACCGCAGAAGAGACTACACTACAAGGCGTGGCGCATCTCTTAGCCAGGTATTTCGACCTACGAGCAAAGCAGGCGTGGGATTTCGTTGATCAACTCAAAGATGAGGCCAACCATGACTAACACGCCCGAGACAGACGCGGCCGTCGAAGCATCCGGTGGCGATTGGTCTCCAGTCCTGCGTGCGGTGTCTCAGAGATTGGAACGCGAGCGAGACGAGTTGATAGCAGCACTCCCCGTTGGCGAATGGGTATCATACGCTGACTACCAGAAGGTCCACAATGCTGCCAGCCGGTTGTTAGTGGCGATAAACAAACAACTGCCAATCGGCTGCTTTACATTGGTAAGCAGCGAATACTACAGACTCCAAAACGCGATTTATGGCAGGGAGGGAGCGAAATGAATGACACACCCGAGACAGATGCGCTTTTTTGGAAACATGGCTACCCAGTAGATGTTGAAGCATCGAAAGCAATGCTTTTGTGCGAGAAGCTTGAACAAGAAAGAGATTTTGCGATTGAGAAATACAAATTATTAGAAAGCTGCTTCAAAAGAGCAGAACGCGAGCGCGACGAAGCGCAGGAAAGAGGGTGCGCGGCAATAGAGTCTTGGTGGGAGGAACACCAAAGGGCTTTAAGGGAAGGTCAGCGAGTTGTCGAGGCGAGGGAGCAAAACGCCAAGCTGCGCGAGATCGCACAATGGTTTGCCGATTACTTTGTTGATGAATGTTATTGCTCTCCTGTTATTCAAAAGGCGGAGCAACTCCGCGCCGAACTCGACCGGCTCAAGGAGGTCGAGGCGAAGGATACGGCGGCTGATCGCTTAAAGCGGGCACCCAAGCTGGCTCAGGGAATTGCCTTTGGCCGGATATTGAGGGGGCGCGGCGAAGTGGTGATGGCGAAAATAAAGCTACCGGTTCCCGCAAGTGGGCTTGCAAAAATCGCAGAGGAGGTGAGTAGCCTTGCAAAAGCGGATGGCAGGACAGCGTTTACGCGCCTTACGCGCCCATCGGGCGACTGTTTGGTGATATATTCCATCCCTAACGATGAGGAGGGGGCGAAATGAATAAAACAGCAGTAGCATTAGCATTTATTGGCGGTTTTTATGTGGGGTGTCTTCTTACTGCACTGTTAATGTTAGTGTTTTTTGTTGATCCAATTAAGGAAGACGCAATTAAACTGGGATACGCAGAAATGAAACTACAAACACCATATGATACTAAATCGGTTTTTACATGGAAGGAGGGCGCGAAATGAGTGATATACCCACGCCAGAAACATATAATCTCGCTCCGTGGGAGTTTCATCATATCCCGTTTCGTTCGGCCATATGCCCAAGATGCAAGGGGTCTGGACTTGATCCAGATTGCACAAAAAAAGAAATCAGCAAGGGGGTTCGTTTATCAAAATCTCCCGCGACAAAATGGTATGTAACCGATTATCCAGAAGAAGGAAGTTTTGCCGTCACTGACGGTTACGAAATTTTTGCCACGATAAGCGGAGGAAAGACAATCGGGGACGAGTGTGATTTAGCTTCCCGAATTGCTAAATTACCTGATTTGGAGCGCGAGCGCGACGAACTGAGAAAGGAGCTTGAGTATGCCCGTAAAGAGCGCGACGAAGCGAGGGCAGACGCGCATAATTACAAGGAGGGGTATCACATTTACAGCCTTCAAGCTGATTCGGCTGAGCGCGAGCGCGACGAGGCAATACGGCAACGAAATGAAACTAATGAATCGTCCAAATATGCTGTGGATTATGCCATACGCGAGCGTGACGAGGCGAGGGAGAAAATGGCAGATGCTTTGCAGGAGGTTGATTTACGGACTTTGGATTTTGAACGGATGAAGCTAGAGCGCGACGAGGCGAGGTCTGAATGGTATGCCCTGCAAGACGCATTTGAAAATTCGTGTGATAAAATTGAAAAATTAGAGAGCGAGCGCAATGAAGCACAGGAGATCGCTTACGACTTGGCCGTCATAGCTTCGCACTGCCTTGGCTCACATAGTTTTTCATTAAGTGAAACATCCGAAAGAATTGCCGACACTTTGAAACGCTGGCGCTCCACACAACCTTGCAAAAAGTGAAATGAATTGCCGCACTTTGAAATTGTCGCAGTTGAAAAATGTCAGACAAATCCAATCCAAAGACGGGTGGGGTCAGCGGGAACCCTACCAAGCAACTCCAAGCCAGCAGTTTGCCCGTCGCTCGATAGTTTTTTGTGAGCAATAAAATTCCCATTTCCCTATAATGAAACCCAAGACCACCCCAAAGAGAGGCAAGGGCCGACCCCGTGACCCTGTTACGGATCGCATTGCCAGTGAGCTTGCTGTGACGAAACGGCAGGCTCGCAACCTTGCCGCCGAATCCGAGACCACCGGAATGCCCGTGGAGGACATGAAGGCCGCGAGGCTCAGGAAGCTCAAGCTCGAGGGCGACCGGATCGAGTATCTGCTGGAGGTCACCAAGGGGAAGCACATTGCTGTCGAGAAAGTAAAGGAAGAAAACTTCGCTCTCGGCATGGCTGTGAAGGCTCAACTCTTTTCATGGAGTGGCGCATTGCCTGGCAGGCTTGAGGGGCTATCCGCCGCTCAGATGGTCCCGATCTTAGATGATGAAATAAACCGCGTTTTAAAAATACTTTCCGAAGAATGATCGCTCAATATTTCAAACTCGGAGTGAACCCCGGCGAGCGGTTGAGTCCGGTGCAGTGGATGTCTCGGCATGTCGTCGTTCCGCACTCGGCACGAAATACGCAATTTGATTCCACGACAGCGCAGTGGATGAACGAGCCAATCGAAGAGATCGCCAAAGACACGAACGACGAGATCCTTATTTGCGCACCTGTCGGCAGCGGGAAGACCACGCTTTTCGAGTCTCTCCTGGCATGGATCATCTCGGAGAACCCCGGCCCGACATTGGTAACCGGGCAGACGGACAAGACGGCCAAGCAATGGGCGGAGTCGCGCCTCGGGCCGATGCTCGAAGCAATACCCTCGGTCGCCAAACTTTTTCCAAAAGACCGACACCAGAAACGCAAGACGGAGATCCTTTTCCCACACATGCCGCTTTTTATCGGCGGCGCAAACCTCACCAGCCTTCAGGAGAAATCTATCCGGTGGGCGATAGCCGACGAAGTGTGGCGTTGGAAACGCGGAATGCTTGAGGAATTCCGCCGCCGAACTCACGACAGGTGGAATGCCCGCCGCATCCTGGTGTCGCAGGGAGGCGAAGAAGGCGACGATTTCCACGACGCAGAAGACCTATGCGAGAAACGCGAATTCTCCTGGCAGTGCTTATGCGGTGCTGTGCATCCGTGGGATTTCAAAAACATCGCCTTCGACCGCGAGACCGACGCCAATGGCGCCATGCTCTGGGATCGCGTAGCCAAGAGCGCACGGCTCGTCTGCCCGACATGCTCGCACGAATACATGGATGACCCGCGCATCCGCCGCGCATTGTCATCCGACTCTCGCTACATCGTCACATCGCACGGCGCGCCAGGGCGGATCGCCTTTCACTACGATGCCGCTGCCGTCTGGTGGATACCTTGGGGGAGCCTCGCTGTCGAGTGGGTGAAGGCAGATCTGGACCGCAAGGCCGGAGACACCGAGGCAATGAAAAAATTCATCCAGAAGCGCAACGCCCGCCGCTGGACCGTGCAAGGCACCGGAGCCACAAGCGCCGAGGTGCTCGCTTGTCGCAAAGACTACCTTCGCGGAGCCTGCCCTATCGATCCGGTGGCCATCACGCTCTCGGCGGATGTTGGCCAAGATACATCGCATTGGACGACGATGGCCTTTGCAGAAAATGGCGACGCTTATGTCATCGACTACGGCACCGTCACCGGCATCGACGACATGCTCGAAGTCGCGCCGTCGCAGAAATACAAGACGCCAGACGGCAGGGAGATCACGCCGATCGGCGGGCTTCTCGACTCAGGCTTCAACGCAAACGCCGTATACCGCGCCTGCTATCTCTCTGGGAATTTCTTTTTCCCTGCAAAAGGATCAGGCGCAAACTTCGGCAGTATATCGGAGAGCGTGTTGAAGGAATACCCAACCATGCCGCTCTACACGGTGAACGAATTCGCGTCGAAGGTCTCGCTGTTCATCGACCGGATTGCCAAGCGGAAATCCCCATTTCTATTTTTCCCGAAAGACGCAGGCGAAGAATTTCTGTCCGCCTTCATGGGGCAGAAAATCATCATCACCAAAAAAGGCCGCAAAGAATGGCGATCGGTGGCAGGTGACCACTTCGCCGACGCCGTTCGACTCAACTACGCATGCGCGCAACAACTGCGAAAAGCAGGAGCCATCGAATTTAAATGAAAAAATCGCAACTCTGGAAAATCTATGTGGCAAAAAATCCCAGCTTTGCGGGCGACGGAAATGTCACCATGAGCGCGCGCGGCCTGCGGAAGTTGTTTGACCAGACATGGGACTACGCTTTTCACGAAGGCGAAGAGGAAAACGAACACACGCCGGTAAACGACTCAAAATCCGTGGACGATCTGCGCAAAATCTTCGGCATGTTCTGAGCAAATCGTTGGCGTCACCGATATGATACTATGAACCATACGACTTTGCAGAGTTGCCTTACGACTTATGACGCAGCATGCGACATTATAGAATCACAATGGGCCTTCCGATCAAAAATCACAGCGGCCTTTTTTGAAAAATGTGAAGAGGCGCGCAATTTGAGGCGAGAGCGGGATGCGGCAACCACAGAACTTCAGCATGTGCGGAACATAGCTGTCTATTTGCAGAAAGAGTTGTCGCAAATAAAAATAGAATATGGAATTTACGAGCATCCCGATTTGGTCACGAAACAGATTTCGTGACCAAACTTTGACTCCTCCGTAAAAACATCACACCCGCCACGCCTCTCCACGACGCGCAATATGGCGGGTCTTTTTTTTGTCGGAAAAAAAGTATACAAATTTCCGACAAAATTTTTATGATTTATACCTCATGCGGTATAAACAAAGCATATCCTTCTTGCCGTATATCTCAACGGGTATCGTTGAAAAAACAGGGTCGTTTTTTCAACATGTTTAGAAAGAAAAAAGCACTAATATTTCTTTCATGTTTAGAAAGTGCCGCGCGAACTCAAGCCACGCTTGAACTGCCGCGCAATTTCTAATCGCTCCGTGCTCTCCGTGTCCTCTGTGGTCAAACCCATTTTGACACGCCCGCCGAGGCGTGACCGACCTCGACAAAATCTCCGGCGTAAAATCCTTCCTTCGCCGCACCAAGACAACCGCCGAACTCGAAGCCCTCGCGCTCGCCACATTCGCCAGCGCCACCGAGGAGGTCGTCATCACCTCTCTGTCATCCGACGGCACTGGCACCGGCGGGCAGGTCAGTTTTCCGAAGTGGCTTTTGCTCCAGGCAGTCGAAGAACTCCTCGCTGAAGGTCCAAACGGACGCCAACTTTTCGCCATCGCCGACCGCTCCCGATACGGCACCGCCGTTTGACACGCCGCCCGTGGCGTGCCGTCAAAAATCAAAAAATCAAGTTGGGGAGGAACTCGCCCCGGAGCAGGTCGCCCGCGCAAGCTCGACGCAAAAGCAGCGGCATTTGAAGCCGCGCAACCTTCGCTAAATCGCGGCCTCGTATGGGTGCCGACCACAGACCCGAAGAGAGAGTTAACGGCCTACACGCGGATGGAAATCCTGCGCCTCGCGCGCTGGCTCTACAACAACGCACCGCAGGCGACCTACCTTGTCGAGCATCTGGCACAGCGCGCCATCGGGACCGGCATCGTGGTTCAGCCGAAAACATCGAACACCGCCTGGAACAAAAAGGTCGATCAGTATTTCGAGGATCGCGTCTGCGCAGAGGCATGGGCATTTGATGCCAGCGCCCAGGTTAATTTTTACACCGCACAAAGTCTCATCCTCCGACAGGTCGCAATCGACGGCGATTTCTTTGCCCAATTTCTCAAAACAAAAGAAGGTGCCGCCCGCGTCCGCTTCATAGGCGGCGAAGCCATCGGCGGATCTGCCAGCTTCGGCAACCCGGATGACATGACTCACGACGGCGTGCGCCTCGATCAATTCGGCGCGCCCGCAAGCTACACGATTGGAGGTAAAGAAATCTCCGCAGACCAAGTTTTGCACATGCGCCACATCCGCAGGCACGGCCAGCCGCGCGGCGTCTCGTGGCTTCACTCCGCAGTCTCCAACCTGCGCGACATCTCCGAAATAAACGGTTTCGTGAAAGGCGCATACAAAGCAGGTGCGCAGATTGGCTACATGGTGACCAGCACCGAAGTCGCCAAGATCGGCCTCGGCGCTGGCATGAAGACGACCAGCAACGAAGTCGGCGACCTCACGACCAGCGACCTCCCGAACGGCATCCTCCTTCCGCGCCTCAAGCCAGGCGAAAAGCTCGAAGCCTTTAAAAACGACATTCCCGGCCAGACCTACGAAGCCGTCATGCGCGCCCTCCGCTCGGATGTCGCCTTCGCCATCGGCCTGCCGCCCGAAGCCATGATGGTCAATGTCGGCCTCGCTGGCACCGAGCAACGCGCCGTTTTGGAAGTCACCCAAAACTTCCTCGAGCGCCTGCAACAGCAGGTCATCGATCAGTTTTGCAGGCCGTTTTACAAATACTGGCTGTGGCATGAAATGCAGGCCGGTCGCCTCGAATACCCCGGCGACGACTGGTGGCGGCACGAATGGCTCGCTCCCCGCAAGATCACCGTTGATTCCGGCCGCGACGCCCGCGCCTACAGCGAGCAACTCGACAAAGGTCACCTCAGCCCCACGCGATACTACAACATGCTCGGCCTCCGCGCCACCGAGGAAGAGGACGATGTCATCGACACCTACCTCCGCCGCAAAGCCAAGTGCGACGCCCTCGGCCTCGATGTCTCGCAGGTCTTCCCCAACTCCCTCCGCAACGGCATCGCCGCGCAACAACCCGCCGAGCCGGATGGCGCCGACTCCGAAGATCAACCTCAACTCCAAGAAGGCGAAATGTTCGACATGCAGGCCAAAGAAAAACTCGACGCCATTGGCGCAGCCGTCCGCGCCGGCGTCATCACTCCCTCGCAAGAAGTCGAAAGCTCCGTCCGCTCCATGCTGGCTCTGCCCGTCATGGGCGAGGAAGTCCTCAGCGAGTGGAACGAAAACCCGATCCGCTCGCCGATCACCCTCACCAACGCGCTCGCCAATCCAGACGAACCGACACCGCCACCTCTCCCCGAAGATTCAACACCCATCGAACCATGACCACACCCACATCCACCCCGAAATTTTATGCACTGGAACAAACCGGCAACAACGAAACCACCGTTACGCTCTACGACGAGATCGGTGCTTTCGGCGCAGGCAGCAAAGAATTCCTCGCTGACCTCGGCAAGCTCGCAGGCCAACACATCCACCTGCGCATTAATTCTCCGGGCGGCAGCGTCATCGAAGGCACGGCCATTTACAACGCCCTCCGTCGACACGAAGGCGGGTTGACCGTCCACATCGATGCCATGGCCGCATCCATGGCCTCGGTTATCGCCATGGCCGGTTCACCGGTCTTTATGGCCGATAACGCACTCTTGATGATCCATAATCCTTGGACCGTCAGCATGGGCGAGAGCAAAGACCTCCGCAAAGAAGCCGACCTTCTCGACAAGTTAAAAGTCAATCTCCGCAACGCGTATGTGAGGAAGACCGGCATCAACGCTGAAGAAATTGGCGCAATGATGGACGCCGAGACATGGCTCGATGCCGTCGAAGCCGTGGCTCTCGGATTTGCCGACGCCATCGAGGAAGGCGTTGCCGCAGCGGCAACAGCAACACCCGAAATGCTCCGCGCTCGTTTTGACAAATTCGCAAAGGCATCAAGCTCTATGAATACACCCGAAGTCATCACCTACTCAGCCGAAGTCGCTGAACAAGCCGCTGAGATCATTGAAGCCACCGTCGTGAGCGAATCCGCTCCTGCCGAGCAACCCGCCACCGAACCCGCTCCCGAAGTTGTCGCCGAGACACCAGCACCTGAATCCGTCGAAGCTCCCGCACCCGAAGCCGTCGAGGCTCCCTCCGAAGCTCCCGCCGAGCCACAAGCCAAGCTCGCCGCCGCTGACAGCATCCTTGCCAAATACAACGCCGTCATCGCCGAGCGCGACGCAGCCGTGGCCGGACTCAAAGAAGCCAGCGCGAATATCGAATTCCTCCGCAGCGAAATTGCCGCCGAGCGTGAATCCCTCGCTCGCCTCGAGCGCAGTCTCGGCCTCTCAGCCGCCCGCGAAATCCCCGAAGTCCTGCCCACGCAGAACGCAGAAAACATCTACGACCAGTGGAAGAACGCCACCGGCGCCGAGAAGACCCGCATCTTCCGCGCAAACCGGAAGGCACTCGAAATCGCGGCGAAGAATTTGACACCGCAATAATTCACGAAAACCCAACCACCACCTAAAACATCATGGCTACTACCATCAGCTCCGAACTCAAACTGAATGTGGTTCTCGACTCTGCGCTCGTCGCACTGCGCGAATCCCTTCTTCCCATCAACGCCTTCTCGACCGTGTTCAACTCGGTCCCGCTTCAAGGCACCGACAAGATCCCCGTTCCCTTCTTCCCTCTCGCCACTGACGCGACGAGCGATTTCAACGGAACCTATTCTTTCGGGGACACGAACGCGATCAACAGCCGCGAAGTCACCGTGAACAAGCGCAAATACCAAGCGCTCTCCTTCACATCGAGCGAACTCGCCCGCCAGCCTTACTTCAACCCCGAGCAGCTCGGCTTCTTGAAAGGCCGCAAGCTTGCCGAGGACATCCTCCGCGACATCCTCAGCGTCGTGACCCTCGCCAACTTCGGCGCAGCGATCCACACCGGCGCAGCCTCTGCCTTCGACAGCGAAGATATGGTCAACATCAAGACCGCTCTTGACCAAGCCAAATGGGCGAAGTCCAGCCGCGTCATGATCCTCGACAACGCCTACGAAGGCGCACTCCTCAAAGACGCTGGCATCAAGAACGCCGCCGCAGTCGGCACAGCATCCGCCATCCAGAATGGCCGCCTGCCACAGATCGCTGGCTTCGATGTCATCGGAACCAACTTGATCCCCGGCAATAGCCAAAACCTCGTCGGAATGGTCGCACTTCCCGAAGCGATCTTGGTCGCCTTCTCACCTGTGCAGCCATCCCCAGGTGTCCGCGCTAACCTCACCGCCTACGAAGTGGCAGTCGATCCCGAGACCGGCCTCACCATCGAATACCGCGCATGGGGCGACCCAGACACCGACACCGAGAAACAAGTCCTCGAGGTCAACTACGGCTTCGCCCTCGGCCACGCCGCCGCCCTCAAGCGTATCGTCAGCGCCTAAGTCTGATGCGCCTCGCAATCACGCTCACTCGCACTGGCGACACTTGGCAGGTCAAGCACCTGCCAAGCGTCCCGCTCGGCGAGCAGCTCGCAGACTTCAAGGCCAAACAAGTGGCCGGCGAATTCACCGCAGACGAAACGCTCGTTGTATCGCTTAACGATACTTTGAAGCGCCACGCGAAGAAGCTATCCGCCGCACCCGCGCCCGTCGAAGTCGAAGAACTACCCAAAAAGAAAAAGTAACAGCGCATTCCCCGCGCCAGCCCGAAGACGCCCGCCGGACCTTATCCGGTGGGCGTTTTCTTTTGACACATCCGCACAGGCATGTCGCCCGCGCAAAAAGACCACCTCGAAAACCTCGCCGCCACCGCGCGCAATACGCTCCTCGGCAAGCCCGCCACCTTTCGCGGGCAGAGCATCCGCGTCGGCCTGTCCGCCATCGCCATCGGGCTTGATCTCGAAACCGGCGGCCTGCGCCAAGGCGGCGAGTTTACCGCGCGCTTTCTGGCATCTGCTCTGCAATCCGCTCCCCGCCGTGGCGAGCAGCTTTTGATCGATGGCAAGACCTACACCGTCCATTCCACGCGCGAGCAGACCGGCACGCCCTTCGAGTTCGTCGCCACCATCGTTCCAGGTTCGTCACTATGAACGCCTCCATCGAAACCAGCTTGCGCGAGTGGCTCCTCTCCACCGTCCCTTTCGCCGAGTCCTCGATCCACACCGGCCAATCTGCCGAGACCATACCCGGCGATGCGCCGGTTGTCTTCTGCGCCTGCGAGACCGTCGAGCCGGTGGCGCTCGGCCTCTACAAAGTCACTGCGCAGATCGTCATTTCGACGCCCTGCGTCATCGAAGAATCCCTGCTGACTCACCAGACGCTCAGCGATGCGCTGAAGGCTGAGATTTTGGACCCCTCCGCGCTTGTCGATTTCCTGCCGCCATCGCTCCACCTCGCCGGTGCCGTGCTCAATTCTTTCACGCAATCCACCGCCAACGATCGCTGGCTGACCACCTCGGAAATCGTCCTCGGGCTGACTCAAATTTGACACCCGCCAATCGGTGAACCCAAACACCTATGGCAGCATCAATCTATCGTTCTTCAGCAGTCAGCTCGGCGACTTTCGGAACACCGGAAGTCAGTGGCTTAATCGTAACCGGCATGACTCTCTCGGAGTCAACCAGCCTTTCAGAGGTGAAAGACGACCAAGGCGCAGTTGTTGCCGTGGCCGCTTCTGAGCCTAAGACCTCGATCTCGATCGAAGGCATGCGCACAGGCTCATTCAGCGCGACCGTGGGCGGCACGCTCTCGATCTCCGGCGCAGGTCTTCCATCCGGCGGCACGACCATCGTCACAAAGGTCGACACGAAATACGCCGCTGAGCAGTTCGAGTCAGTCTCTCTCAGTGCCGAGCACTACGGCACGACGATGACCGCAGCCTAATTCCTCACCTCCTCGCCGGGGTAGCTGCGTAGCGGCTCCCCGGCAGGCCCACCGGGCGAACCGGCCAGAGATAATGAGCAAACAGATACTCCAGCTTTTTTCGACGCAGAACCTCAAGGTTGCGTCAGTCCTTACGGCTCTCGGGTTTCACTTTGAAAACGACGCCGCCCCAGTGACCCGCGTGGCTCGCCAGAATGGCAACGAGAGCACCGTATTTTGGTTCCAAGCCGTGCACCCCACCACCGGCCAGACTGCCGACCAGGTGAACCGCTGGATGACCGTCGAGGGTGACGATTTTTGCGAGAAGAACCCAGAACACCACGTGGCCTACATGCGCGCCGCCCTAATGAACCGTGACGAACTGGTGGGTGTCGTGAAGCGCACTCCCCGCATGTGCGTCATCGAGCGCAACGGCAAGACCATCGCCATCTCTGAGCACGCCACCGACGAAGATAAGAAACGCTTCGCCAAATTTCTATGAAACAAAAACCCAAAAATACTGACACAGACGAACTCACCACGGATGACGAAGTCCTCCGCATCCAAGGAATGGAGGACGGCCCCAAGCAGGTGGCCGGCCGCGAACTCCGCCCGATCTCCGCGCTCACCCTCTCGTGGATGCAGCGTAACAAATTCTTCGGCGAAGGCCGGGACCTCATCTGGAAATGTGCCGCCTTCATGTTCCTGCACAGCGAGCCGATTCCCAAAGTCCGCAGCGTGGTGAACGATCACGACGCTTTCATGATTACCGTGGATCAGTGGATCGAGAAGAACATCCTGCACCGCGACGATATGCCACCGCTCTCGAAGGCGATGGATGAAGCCTTCGAGCTATACATGTCGGCCTCCACACACTCGCAGGGAAATTCAGCGGGAAACTAAATGGCCCCAACTGGCTTGCCGGGTATGTCTATCGACTCGCAAAAATTACTGGTTGGGGCTTCAGAGAGATTGTTGAGGAACTGCCATTCTCCGCAGGCTTGCAACTCCTACACGCCGACGCCTGGGCGAATGGGCAGAAAAAATACTGGGCGCGGAATAATTCGCAGTCCGTTTTTGACTCCGTGGCCGAATTAGACGCCGCGATTGATAAAATAAAAAATGGCTAAATTCAAATTCGAGAACCTGAAATTTGAGCAGATCATGAAGGATTACGCCACGATCCGGGAGAAGACGATCCCCGAGGCGGTCCATCTAAATGCTCGGATTCTCTGCGTCGAATTTTCCCGCCGCACTCAGCCTTTTGGTAATGACCAGAAGGTCGGTGAAAAGGCCATCGCGCGCGACCTACTGGGAGGCAAGAAACGATACGGCATCTTTGCACCGCTCACAGGATTCATGGCTGCAAATGCCGAGCAATACTCTACCGGAAATGTCCGGCTCTTTGTAAAAAAAGACGGCACCGTTTACGGCACAGATAAAGCTCATTTCCTTACGGATGCCACAGCCTCGACATTGCGACAAATCCACAAAGGCGCGTTTCAAAACGGAACGATGTCCAGTGCTGGCAGCAGAACACGTGACATCGGGCGCTGGAAATTCATCGACAAATACTTTGTTCCAGGCGGCACGCTGGATGACTATGTGAAGTCTCAAATGGCCAAGTCCGGCTTGGCTAAGTCCGGCTGGGCAGCGTGCGCGAATCAGCTCAAGAAAGTCATTTCCGGTTCCATGACGCGCGGCATTCCCAAATGGGTGACGCGGCATCTCAGCGATTACAACCTGGGCAAAGTCGAAGACCGCACGGGGAATGTTTTTGCCCCAACCGTAGTTCTCACCAACACCTGCAAATATGCAGACAAGGTTCTGACCACCATCGAGCAACTCAACGGCATGGCCATCGTCGCTCAAAAAATGAAACGCCAAATGGAGACCATCCTCAAGAAACGCCAACTCAAACTTCAGGAGGCTGCGTAAACCATGGCTGATGTCTCAGTAGAATTCGGCGCGCAGGATGTCGGTCTTGAGAAGACGCTCAAGACGATCCAAGCCGAAATGAGCGACCTGCAAGGCAAAGTCAAGAGCGGTGAACTTTCCTTTGATGAACTCGAGCGCACGATGCGTAAAATCGGCCAAGCCGAAGGGCTGGAAAAGAAGCTCAAAGCCATCGGCGATGAGTCCTCCGGAACGCGACCAAAGATCGACGAACTCGGTAAGGACATCAAAATGATGGGCGACAAATCCGAGGATGCAGGAAAGCGCGGCGAGATTTCATTTGGAAAACTCGCAGGCGCGGCCGCACTTGGCGGGGCTGCCGTGAAGGCTGGCATGTTGCTTGTTGATGGCGCTGTTGCTGCCGCGCAAAAGACGATTCAGAGTTTTGGCGAGGCTATCGATCTGGGCGGGCGGTTGGTTGATCTGAAAGAGCGCACAGGAGTCGCCGCCGATCAGTTGCTTGCTTTAGAGAGGGCTTTCAATAATGCCGGTGTGGGTGCTGACTCCCTTGGCCCGCTACTTAACAAAATGCAAAAGGCCATCGTGGACGCAGGCGACGGGACATCCACCGCAGCCGATGCTTTTGTGAAGCTCGGCATTCCGCTTTCACAGCTTAAAAACCTAACGCCTGACGAGCAATTCAAACTCCTTGGCAAAGCTATCGCTGGCATCGATGACCCGGCACAACGCGCTGCCGTTTCCATGGAAGTCTTCGGCAAGAGCGGAGGTGCGCTGAATCAGCTTTTTGCAAATCTTGACGGTGAGATTCAAACGGCATCCGCTCAACTCGGCATCCTGCCTGGCATCATGGCCAAGCTATCGGAGAAATTCGACAATGTCGGAGACAACATTTCCGCCATTAAAAACAAATTCACCGAATTTGCGGCGGGCATCCTCTCCCGTGTCATGCCAGCGCTGGATGCCGTTACCACAGCGCTTTCTCGGGTCGATGCCGCATCCATCGGCCAGAGCCTCGCGGATGCTTTTATCGGCGCGGGGAGTGCCATGAAAGGATTCGACACAGCGCTCAAGGCAATCAATGCCGGTCAGATCGGAACCGCTTTTGAAGCAGTGTGGGCATCTGTTGTGTTGCAGACCAAACAGACAGCGAACGAAATTTACAAGAACCTCTCTGCTGCGGCCAGCACCTCCGTGGATTTTTTCACAAAAGTTTTGGGACCGGATAGTGCCGCATTCATGCTGCTTGAGCGCGGATTCCAGATTTTATCTGCAAAAATCAAAGAGCAAATATCCGGTGCGCTTTATGAATCTCTCTCCGGAATGGGACCAGCTTTTGCAGGCCTCGCCGAAAACGCAAAATACTCGATGGAGTCTGCCAGCCGCGCCGTGGAACAATACACTACCGGCTTAGGCGCAAATATCGAACTTGTAAAAGAGCAACTCGTGGAAGCTGGCGCGGCACTGCCAGACACTTTTAAGGAAAAATATGCGGAAGCCAAACCCCTCCTCGATGTCACAAAAGATCTCGAACGCGTCGATGAAATCACCAAGCGCGTGGAGGCCTCCACGCAAGGCGTAGTAGCGCAAGAATCTGAAGCCGAAAAAGAAGCTAAAAAATATTTTCAAGAATACCAAAAAGGGCTGGCTCTCAAAGAAAAAGACGCTGCCGCTGCTGAAGAGAAGTTAAAAAAAGACAGGCAGGCCAACGAATTGAAACAGCAGGATTTGGCCTTTGAGCTTCAACTCGCCGAAGCCAAAGCCACCGGAAACAAGCAAGAGATCGAAGACCTCACCAAGAAAAAGGAATGGCTCGAATCTTGGAAGAAAGCCATCGCCTCCGGCATGGGGGAGAAGGAAGCCGCTGCCTTTGCCAACAACCTCGCCGCCGCGAAAATCAACGCAGACAACATCAAGCCGCCAGCCTTTACCACCGCCAAGGAAGACGCGCAGGCCATGGAAAACGCGCTCGGTGGCTCCAAGTCCTTCCTCGAGGCCATGGGCAAGATCGAAAAGGTTAAAGCCGTCGAAGAGGCGAAGCTCGATGCCAAGGCCGCCCGCGCCGAGATCGAGGCTTTCGGCGAATACATGAACGTCGACCTGCAAAATATGGCTTTTGCCGACATCGCCAAGAAACTCGGCGTCCGCGATCTCTCACTGACCGGCAAGGAACAACTCCAAGCGATCATCGATTTTGTCGGAGAGTCGAAAGACAAGCTTGCCGTTAACCCAATCGACTCGGATGCCTTCAACTCAACCTGGCAGGGAATTCAAGACACCATCACTGGCAAGAAAACCATCCTCCCGCTCGAGGCCAACACCACCACCGCCGAGCAGCAAGTCGCTTCCCTGGCGAATCCCAAGACCGTCACTGTGGACGCCGACACCACCAAAGCCCAAGAGCAACTCGCCGGCCTCGGCGGAGGCGTTGCCGTCGAACTCGACGCCGAGCAATCCATCGAAAACATCCGCGCCCAACTCAAGGAAGGCATCGAACTCGACATCGCCGCCAAGAGCGGCACAAGCGGCCTTCTCGAGCAGATCAAAGGCTTCGTGGAAGAAATAAAAATCGCCGTCGAAAAAATCGAACCCAAGCTGCCACAGGTAGCACTAGCTGTCTAAGCCATGAGCCTCACAATTTACAAAGGCGAAACAAACTGGCCTGTCCTGCAAAGCCTCACAGAAACCAAGCACCTGTCCGGGCTTCTCTCCGTCTCTGCTGAATATATCCGCCCAGTTGGAAACGGAGCGCTGCCGACAAGCATCCAGACCAGTGCTGGAAGCGCGGCGGTTTATCCCGCCCCTACGGTCAGCAAGGACACAAGCGGCTTTGAAAAGATCAACGCTACCGGATACCGCATCTACGACGCCACAAAATCTGAGGAGGTATTCAACATCTCTTTGTATTCCATGCGCGTCGGTTACTTTTTGAATTTTTCCGACGGAAGTAGTGAGAGTGTTTTTGTGAGCTTGCCCGTGGTTATTGAATCCGGCTGGGTGAAAAAAATGGGCGACACGATTCCGACGCTTTCACGGCCTCTGGCGATTGTATCGCCGACCACTTTTGCAATCCCAGTTCAGGGAAACGGATTGGTCACTGGCACACCAACACTGAGTCAGTATCTGTCTATGGTGAAGCAAAACAAATATGGCACCGTGACCGAGACCGAAGCAGCCTACGAATTAAGCGCCTACATGAATCTCGGCAGCTTTAGCGTATGAGCACGCCGCCTGTGAGTTTTCAAACGCTGGCTCAGACTGCCGGCAACCCAGCAGCCGGAGGCTACCCCTACCAACTCAAGGCGTCCGACCTCGATAAAAACTTCGTCTTCGCCACGCTCGATGTCGACGACTCGCTCATCGAATCCATCACCGGGGCTGGCGGCCACCCGCAGCGAAGGTTTAAATTTCCAGTCGGCACCGTCAACAACCAGCTACTGCGCTGGAATGCGGATGCTGTAGCCTGGGAGCCTTTTGGCGGTGGCGACGAAGACGGCCAGCTTTTAGTCTCCAAATCCGGCGGGTGGGTGCGGCTTGAAGCACCGCCTCTCACCGGCACGCATGTCCTCGGCGCAGTGGCTGGGGTGCTGCAATGGATCGCCACGGAGGAGTGTTGAGACATGCCGACCGTTAAGCGAAAGGCCACCGGAGCGATCGTATTGAAGAACGGCAAGGTGTCGTGCTCGTGCTGTGCTCAGGCTGCGTGCTGCATGTATCCGGCGCAGGCTTTGGTGGACGGGCTTTATACTGCGGCTGATTTACCGGCTGAGATTAATGCTCTTTGTTTGCCAGGAGAAACTGGGGAGCTTGTTTTCAACAAGAGCGGATCGTCGTATTTCGCTTCTGGCAATTATCCTTGGAAGTGTGAAATTTGGCTAGACCCAGCAAACAATGCTGGCTGGAAATTTTACAGGCTTGAAGGTGAAGATTGGCGACCTATTCAAGTTGAAGGACAAGGACCGTGTTTAATTTTTGAATATGAGGCGTGTGGAGTAAAAGATCAGTTTGAGGCATGTTACAAAATTTACCTTTACAATCCTTTCTTTGGGTCCAACTCATATTTCGCCACGGTTTATCGGAAATCCCTGTGCAACTGGACTAACTTTGTCGGGTTTGATGAGAATGGCAGGCCCTCATTTGGAGGTGACTCATCCGGTGCTGAGCTTAGATTTTCAGACGCTAACCAAAAGTGGGATGCGGACTTAGCCGAGGTTCCGTTTTACTTTGAAAAAAGCCCACATCAAGACACGCCTGCTGGTGCATACCCAGCGCAGACTCCTATTTATCCAGGAGGCCCATCATACGTGGTAAACGTAGAGTCGTGCTTACCATGACCTGTCCCCACCAATCGCAGCCCGTCGGCAAAGACACCGGACGCCGATTGTGTGCTATGGGACTACGTAGCGGGCAGCCCTACATCGGCGAGTGCATTAACTGCATGGCACGCGGCGAGAACACGCCCGAGTTTGCAGCGCAACTTGCCGAACGCTCCGAACGATCCCACCCTGCCGCCGCTGCTCGGGTCTCCGGCTGTTGCGACTCGGCAAAAAACTACATCTGAAATGAGATTTGACATAGCGGCGGAATCAGACCGCTATGCGCATTTATCTCGACCTTGACTCTCGGCTCATCCTTTCCACTCCGAACCGCCCGATTCGGACTCTTGAATTCAAAAGACGCGATAACGACTCGCTCGAGCTGCAATTTGTGCGAGGTGGCATCGTTGTTCCCGTCTCTTCGGGAACGACTGTGCAATACGGTCTGAAGCCCGTTGATCAATACGGAGCAGGTTTTTTCTCGGTAGGCTCTTTCGTTAAGACCGGAAGCGGTGAAGCCGCGCTTTTCACAGCCTCGGTGAATCTGAATACGGTGCCGATTGCCCAGGCGTTTGATTTAGAACCTAAATCCATTGCCGCCATGTTGGAAATCGAAGCGCGCGATGGAGACACGGTCAACAGCAGCATCACGCTCCCTGTCACTCTAAACAACGATGTCATCCGTGGAGACGAGGCCACGCCAGCCGCCATCCCCGACGGCAAAGCCACGCAGACAGAAGCCCAAGAAGGCACCGACAACACGAAGTGGATGACTCCGCTGCGGACTAAGCAGGCCATTACACAAGCCGCCAGCTCCTACGCACCTGCAACCGGCATTGCGCCAACAGCAATCACAGGAACTGCCGTGGTAACTGCCGACGAGCGCCTTAGCAACTCACGCACACCTACAGCACACAAATCCTCCCACGCCATTGGCGGCTCAGATGCGCTCACGCCTGCCGATATCGGGGCGGCGCGTCGTTTTTTTGTTAATGAATTGGGGTCTACTGTCCCAGACCCCAATCAAGGTTTTGTAGGTCAAGCGTTGCATCTTTGGGATTTAACTAATAATAGTTCCGCGCTGAACATTAACGATGGTGAGATATTCTTCCCGAATGCCTCTGTCGCAGCTAACTTCCGCACGGCCATCGGCGCAGCGACCTCTGCACAGGGGGGCAAGGCGGATACCTCACTCCAGCAAGGCGCGTATATCAGCGCGGCCTCGCTCGAAGTCGGCACTATTGCCGCAGGCCAGGCGCCCGATCTCTATGTGGGGCAAAACGGCAAAGTCGGCATCGGAACCGAGGCTCCAACGGAGCGGCTAGAGGTTGCTGGCAAAGTTAAAATTAGCAACCAAGATGGTGAGCTTCGTGTGGTGCGAGGCACTGCTTACGATGCTGAAGAGTATGTCGCTGTTACGTCCTACGGAATCAACAGTGGATGGGGTAATTCGGCTTTGAGCTTTGAAGAGCGGGCTCTTTACTCTAACGGCTTGGTTGTTTTGAACTGGGGTGATGACGCAAGCATCTCAGTAGCCGAGCGCACACTCAAAGAGCTTGGCGCGCCAGTAGAAGCCAACGACGCCGTGCGCAAAACCGATCTTGATTTGAGAGTCCCAGTCCCTCCCGCCTCCGGCACCTACGCTCTCCGCTCAGTCAACGGCGTGATTTCGTGGGTAGCCGCCTGAAAAATTTGACAACGATTCTGCTCTCGTAGCGGCATGAAACTTTTCGTTGATCTCAACACCCGGCGGTTTGTCCGCAGCGCAACAAGCAGCGTGGCGCTGCCGACCTTGTTTCTCAAACGCCGAGACAAGATGCCAATCGAGATCGTCTACCTCGAGCGCGGAGCGCCGGTCTTCACGCCACCCGGCACCTACGCAAAGCTGGCGCTGAAATCCAGCTTCTCGAATACCAATTTCATCGCCGTGGCAAATAACGGCACGCTCGACCTCTTCACGCAAGAGGTCGAAGACCTCTTCATCGGCTCCACGGCCAGCGTGGACGCCTACCTCGAGCTGATTATTTTCCGTCCTGGCGAGACCATCCGCACAGCCACGCTCCAAGTCGAGATTCAGAATAGCGTGATCCTGCTCAACGAAGGCCAGCCCGAGTCCGTGCCGACTGGCAGAGCGACATTCGAAGAGGCCATCGCAGGCACAAACAACAGCCACTGGATGACGCCGCTCCTCGTCTCGGAGCTGATAAACAACAGAGACGACGTGCAAAACTTTGCAGCCGTCAGCGAGTTCCCGCCCACCGGAGAGACCGGCAAAATCTACATGGTCGGAGCCGTGGCCTACGCCTGGACCGGCAGTGTCTACGAGAAAATTTCGCGCGACAACGTCTTCAATGGCCCGACGCCGCCCACCGATCTGCAGGAAAACGACCGCTGGATCGATAGCACCACTTTCATCGCCTACGACTACGTCGGAGGCGCATGGATCCAAACCGCAGTATAACCCAACCAACAAAAAAACCACCACTATGGCAGCATTAAACTTCCCGTCGAATCCGGCGGTTAACGACACCTTCACATCCGGCGATCGCAGCTGGAAATATAACGGCGTCGCCTGGCAGCTCCAGCCTCGCACGACCGACAACATCGCTGAAGGCGTAACCAATCTTTACTACACCAACGCTCGCGTAGCCTCGGCCCCAGCCGTCACCACGCTCCAGAGCGATCTTGCCAGCGAGGTTTCCACCCGCACGACCGAGATCGCTCGTATCGATGGCCGAGTGGACAATGTTCTCTCAAACATCGATCCCGCTGCGCTCGATTCACTTACAGAGGTCGTCACGGCCTTTCAAAATGCTGACGGTTCCCTCTCCGATGCCATCATGGCACTCAGCACAGCCGCCACCTCCGCCCTCGGCGTAGAGCGCGATGCCCGCATCGCTGCAGATTCCGACCTGCAATCCGCAATCGACGCAGAATCCACTCGCGCTCAAGGCGTAGAGGCTCAGGTCAGCTCCGATCTCGCCAGCGAAGTCACAGCACGCCAAGCGGCGATCACTGCCGAGCAATCCGCTCGTGCCACAGCGATCTCGACCGAGCAGGCTGCCCGCGCTGCAGCTATCTCCGCCGAGCAATCCGCTCGTGAGACAGCGATCTCGACCGAGCAGACCGCCCGCGCCGCCGCCATCTCCGCCGAGCAATCCGCTCGTGAGACAGCGATCAACACCGAGCGCACAGCCCGCGAGACAGCCATCTCCTCCGTGAACACACGGGTAGATAATGTCCTGTCCAACATCGATCCCGCTGCACTCGACTCGCTTACAGAAGTCGTCGCTGCCTTTCAAGATGCTGACGGTTCCCTCTCGGACACCATCGCAAACCTGACATCCAGCTCTGCCGCAGCGGTCGCCGCCGAAGAAACCCGTGCGCTCGCCGCTGAAGGGGTTCTCGCCAGCGACATCAACAGCCTTGAAACTGCGCTGGCCGCAGAAGTCTCGGCCCGCGAAACTGCTATCTCGACCGAGCAATCCGATCGCGCCGCAGCCGTCTCTGCTGAAGAGACCCGTGCGCTCGCAGCCGAGGCTCAGATCGCAACCGATCTCGCCACCGAAGTCTCAGCCCGTGAGTTGGCTATCTCGACCGAGCAGGCCGCACGCGCCGCCGCAGTAAGCGCCGAAGAAACCCGCGCCCTGGCAGCGGAAGCCGCGCTCTCCAGCGACCTCTCTGCCGTCAATACCCGAGTGGATAATGTCCTCTCAAATATCGACCCAGCCGCTCTCGACTCCCTCACGGAAGTTGTAAGCGCCTTTCAGAGCGCTGATAGCAGCATCAATGGGGCCATCACCAGCCTCGCCGAGTCCGCCGCAGCCAACCTCGTCACCGAGCGCGATGCCCGCATCGCCGCCGATGCCGTCATCGACACCACCGTAAGCACCCTCACCGACTCGATCCCCGATCGCGTCCGCGCCGTGCTCCTCAGTGGCCTCTCGCTGGCTACTAATGCCGCCGTCGCCGCAAGCGACTCGGTATTGACCGCCTTCGGCAAGTTGCAGGCACAAGTCACCGCAGCCTTCAGCGCGATCGATACTGAGGTTTCCGACCGCCAATCCGAGGTCTCCCGCCTCGATGGCCGTGTGGACACCGAGATCACCGACCGCCAGAGCGAAATCTCCCGCGTAGATAGCCGCGTCGATACCGAGATCAGCGATCGCCAAAGCGACGTGCAAAGCGTCCGCGACAGCCTCGGCACCATCGCCTCGCAGAATGCGAACAACGTAAACATCACCGGCGGCACCATCACTGGCGTCACGCTGAATGCGCAGAGCATGGAAGTCGGCCAAGGCGCAACTGCGGACCTGTATGTCGGAAACGACGGCAAAGTCGGCATCGGCACCGAGGCTCCCACTGAGAAGCTCACAGTCAATGGCAACATCGACATGCTCGGCGGCGAGATTAAGAATCTTGCAAAGGTTTCTACGCAAGATGGCTTAGTTGTTTCAAGAAATTCGGGCGCTGCTTTTGACGAGCTAACTCTCAAGCCTTGGGAAATAACCAGCAATTATTACAATTCAAAGCTAAACTTTGAAGAAGGTTTTCTTAAGGTAAATGACGAGGTTAGGTTTTCATGGCATGGTTCCGATGGTCTTGGAAACACATATGTGCCTAATGCTGATATGGATGTTGTCCGTATGCTTGAACTGAACACCAAGCAAATCAAGCTCGTCGTCAGCGACACCGCGCCAGAGCACATCGACGGGAGGGAGTGGCTCGATACCACCGACTTTCGCCGCTACATAAGCATCACTGGCTCCTGGGTAGAAAGCATCAC